GCGTGCTCGTAGAGGCCGTGAACCTCGTGACCATCATTGGTGAGGGTCTGCGCGAGTGCCTGGCCGATGAAGCCGCTGATGCCGGTGATCAGGATCCGCATGACAGCAGCACCTCCCAGAAGTCAGCAGCAGCAGTCTCGATCGCCTCAGGCTTCTCCTCAATCCAATACTTCGCGCCCACGAGACCGTTTGTCACGACCTCACACCCGGCCGCCCATGCCTCCGCGACCGTCCGGCCGAACGGCTCGATCACGCTGGGCAGGAACACGAACGTCTGATACGACGCCAACAGCGCTGGCATGTCCATGTAGGGGACTGGCTTCGAAACGTTCGGCGCGAAAGGCCCATCGCCGAAGAAGTCGACCGGGACGCCTTCGCGTTGCGCCCACTCAGCGACCCTGTGCGGCGCTTTCCCGAGGTTCCGCCACGAGCCGACAGACACGAGGCCCTGCCGGTTACCGTTCACGGCTGCCGCCGCCTGCTCAAACCTGGCCAAGTTGACGGGCGGCGGTATGCAGACCGCATCCTTGTAGCCCATGTAGTCGGCTTGCAACGGCGAGCAGAAGACAGGAACTGCGTGCCTGTCGAGAATCTCGCGCCGGTCGGGTCGAACCCATGAGCCGACGTCGTTCCAGTACTTCACCGCCGGTCGCTCTTTGATGATCGCGAGCTCGTCGGCCGTGTAGTCGACGCAGTTGTGGATCGCGTACCGGTCGCATATCGGGTCGACATGCCCCGGAGGACACAGGACGATCTCGATCCCTTCGGGTGCAGCAGCCTTGAACTCTGCCTGGGTGAGTTCCGCGCCACCGATGTACTGCGCTATGTCAGCCAGCCAGCCAACGCGAATCATGACTCTCCCGCCCTTGGGGCTTGCCTCAGTGATTTGCCGATGATTTCCTCGGCTTTGTAGAGATGCTCCCATGCATCGCCCGTCCCCCAGCGACCGTTCGACCCAGCGGCCCGTTCCAGTTCCTGAAGGGCTTTGCGAATCAGTGAGTATGTTTCGTCTAGCCGGCCGCCAGTCAACTTCCGAGGCTGACGTATCCTGCTGCGTTTACGCGGCTCGCGCCGCCTAGGGACACTGTTGAGCTCCTGCGGATCCACACCGAGAACCGCAGCAACACGTAGCGCGACATGCCGCGTAGCCTTGTCATATTGAGGGTCGGTACCTGGGCGCGCCAAAAAGGTGGACGCCTTCACCCCTGACCGTTCTTGGACGTCCTTGATAGTTAAGCCTTCGCTCTGGTAAAGCTCTCGATAGCGCTTCAGAAGGGGAGCTGTTGCGACATAGAACGCTCCGATCTCTTGGAGTTCACGCACAACACGAGAAGTGCTCGCAGCGGTGTCATCTGCTTCAGCAATGGCTAACGCCTTGTCTAGCTGACCGCTCTGCAAGCCGGCGCCGAGCACTCGCCATTGCTTGCGGCGCATAGGCGTGACGACGTGATCACCAAATACCAACTCTGCCTTGCCAGGATGAGCATGGAGCTGAATATCTATGCTCCCGATTCGTGCTTCGGCGTTCACTTTGATTCGGCCGAAAAAATTCGCACGATCGGTCGCACCTACATGACGTTCGTATACCTCAAGAGCCTTCGCCCGAAGTGCAACCTCATGGAGCGCCTGCGTATCTCCAGCATCTTCAAGCCGATCGAGCCGATTCTCAATCTCCGCTTGGCTTGGCAACGTCTCCGATGCCTGGATCAATTCTCGCCCGTTCATGCAGCTACCTTTCGCCGAGCGAGATATTCCCGTTTTCTACGGCGCTGGCATTCCCTGCAATGCCGTGATCCATCCCGAGCCACGTAGGTGTTCTCCGCATCAAACGCATGACCGTGAATGCAATGTGTCTGCGCTGCTGCTCGGGCTGCGTAGGTATCGCCAAGCATCAGGTTCTCGCGACAAGTCATCGGTTCCAGGTGCTCCGGGTTGACGCAAGCACGATTGCTGCAACGGTGATGGATGAGCAATCCGTCAGGGATCGGGCCTACGAACTGCTCGTACGCCCAACGATGAGCGCGCTGCTCGCCCTTCTCCTTGCGCCCGGCTCCGAACTGCGCGTATCCATCGCGATCAATCGCCCAGAGCCAGATCCAGCACGGCGTCTCAAAGCCGCGATCCTGCTCCGCGCATCGAAGGAAGAACGCTTCTCGATCATTCCGGGCTGGCCGGTGGCCGCACGGCGCGGTAAGTTCCTGCTCACTCAAGGGGACTCTCCTTGGGTCATGTCCCCGGCCGTCGCAAGCGGTGCGGGGACGCTTTGTGATGTGAATTGTCTCACGCATCTCGGACTACGCCGCCGTCTTGAGACGAGCCGGAATGCGCACGGCACCACGCGCATCGAAGCGTTGCTGAGCGATGCGCAGAGCAGGCAGCATGTATTGCTTGAGCACCAGCCTTGAGTCATAGGCCAGCGCATGCTGCCGTGCCGCATTCGAGAGCTTCTGCCTCTGCGATGAAGTAAGCGAGTAACACTCCTCAAGCGCCGAGAGGACATCATCCGAGTCCGGAATGGCTTGCCAGCTGTTCAAGGCAGTCCAGTAGGGCGTGTGCTTGACCTTCCAGCCCGCGCCACAGACCTCAGTCATCGCGGTGAAGTCCGTAACGATGGCTGGCACTCCACAGCTCTGAGCCTCCAGAACGGGAATGCCGAAGCCCTCGCCCCAACTGCAATTCAGCAGCACGTCCATCGCACCGAAGATCCGGGCCATCTGATCATCCGTATACGGCACATGCAGCATCGCGTACTGATCCGCCTGCCTCACCCGATCCGTCGGAATCCCGAGATGCTCGATCAGCGCCGGAATGTTCTCGCCGCCACCAACATTCGGATCAAACTGCGTGTGCAAGTAGAGGTACGCGTTGTCGTGGTGTTTCGCGAACTCCGCGAACGCCCTGAGAGCCTGTGGAAAACCCTTCCTGCTTGGCCGGCCCTTGTTCGCCGCGACCATCCCAACCACAAACGCGTCCTTCGGAAACGACTTCTCGCGAGCCGAGCTCGTATCCATCGGCTTGTAGATCGTCGTGTCGACACCATGCGGCACATACAACGGATCGAGCCTGCCGAGCTGCAACTCACCAAACCGCGACATGGCGATCGGGACCGCATCCGACTGGACGAAGAACTCGATCACCTTCGGAGGCGCCGGGTTATGGTCAACCGGCACCCAGCACGCGCAGTTCAACTGGCGTGGCATCGCGGGATCGAGAACCCACACGTCCATCAGCGTCACAACCAGCCCGCCCCTTGGATCGCCACCGAACCATTGCGCGGCGTGCTGCGGGAGAGTGTCGTTGCCGTACTCGCCGCCGAGGCCGGGGAACACTGGGATCTTCTCCCAGCTTCTGGGAGCGCCCTCCAGCCCGTAGAAGCTTGAGATCGCCATCTCGTACTTCTCATTGAGCATCGGGGCGAACAGGGCTGTCTGCTGGCCGTAGCCGGTCGGGCTCCACGGCGCATTTGAGTGCCAGAGCAGTTTGGACAATGCGGTTCCTTCCTTCGGGGTGGCTTTGGGGTGGCTATGAGATTCGCGGGAAGAGCAACGACCCAGCCACCCCAAGTGGGAGCCATCAGCCCTTCCCACGACTTAGAAAACTCAGATCTGGATAACTTCGACGCGCGTCGAAAACGCGCTGGTCTCATCCAGGTTGATCGTGACCTCAAACGTCCCGCGGTTCGCGATCAAAATCCGGTCAGACGTAAACACGGTCCCGCCGAGCGGCATCTCACAGAAATGCGTCGACCGCTCATTCACCTGCCCGCCGACCAGGCCGCCCTTCCCGCGCAACGTCACCGGATAGACCCGGCACGGAACAGTCCCAGCGGACGTGTACGTGAGCGTGCCACCACCGCCGCTGTCGGAAGCCATCGAACGGCGCTGGATGGTCGCGGTGTCTGAGAACGCGAGCCACATCGCGCCGCGCAACCGGATCGGCGCGCGGCCATTCAAGAACGTTGAGATGGGCATCAGAAGCTCCGGGTCGCCAGATAGCCCTTAATGATCCGCAGCTCGTTCGCCGTTAGATCGCTCGCTGCCATCCCGTAGCCGAGCGTCACATCGCCGACCGTCTCAGTCTGCGCGACACCCTGAACCACCAGCCGCGCAGCGAAGCTGATCGCGACCATCCGGATCGACCGTGGCACATCGATCGCCTGATACCCATGCTCATACGTGATCCGGATGTTCTGCCGGCCACGAGGCCATTTAGCAGGCCAGCAGCCATTCGAATACCAGCCGCTAGAGCCGCTCACGGTCCCGCGATATAAGAATCCGTCCGGGGACGGTGGGATGTAATCCGTGACCGTCCCGCCGTTCACAAGCACCGTCCCAGCGTTCGCTACCGGCCTTTGAGGAAGCACGATGCAATCCGTGCCCGTCCCATCAACGCTGATCGTGCTCGTGCCGTACGTGAAATCCTGCTCCGTCAGATCACGAATCACGTCGCACGCGGCATCGATCGCCATCAACGCGCCGTTGTCGTTCGTGACGTCACGGCCGATGTAATCGGTCAGATCCTGCTGGCTGATGAATGGCGCGAGACTCGTCAACGATGCTCCTCAATTTCGAGGTAAGTCGGAGCGCCCAGGCCCGTGCCCAGACCCAGGCGCTCCGCCACCGGTCCCGTGTTTTTAGGGGCGGTAGACCGCGCCGTATGCGCTGGCGGGCGCGTCGGCGCCAGACGGCGCCACTATGAAGGGCTCTCCCACGCGTTCGCCCTTGCTGTTGATCGCTACGACGGCGATGTCCTGAGCGATCTCTGGCGACTCCTCAACCAGGACGCGCGCGCGGTGCACTGCAGGATCTGGCTCAGCGTAGGTGGCGAGGACATCACCGCCATCAAGATCCAAGTGAGTGTTCATGAGACGGCTGCCCTTGACGCCAGGTCCTCGCACATCGCGACCGTTCGATCTTCGCCGTAGTCCGCAAGCAAGGCCTCGCTAAACGGCACCAGGATCGGCTCGCCGAACTTCCGGACCACAACCACATCTCGTAGCTCACCGTCAATCTGTCGCTTTTCAATGGTGCTGCATTCAAAGCTATCCGGCCGAAAGATCAGCAGCGCAGCAGCATTCCGCTCCGCGTCGATCATCCACATGGCATTACACCGATTTTGCTCCGTGATCTCGCCGAGCTTCTCGCGAGCCGCCTTCAATCTCGCAGCAGGATCGCTCACATCCCAGCTGCGCTCAATCACCTCCGCCTTCAACGCGGGGAAACGACCGTCGCCTCTCTCCCCCATATATGAGACGTGAGAACCGGTGGTTTGTCCCACCCATATGCCCGTCGGATCGTTCATTTGTTCTTCTCCTGCTTTGGGGTGGCCTTCTGGTTCTGCGCAAGGGTGTCGAAGACACTGGCCGCCCTGCCCAGGATCACGGCCGGAGCTAGGGCCTCTGCCGGGTCGGCTGGGCCGATAACAGGTATGAATACGGCTTCGCCGTTGATCTCGCCGCCACCGACGAGATATATCGTCGACACTGATGGATCGTGATGATCCCCTAAGAGGCCGACGGCTATCTTGGGAGGCCATTCGGCGCGATCCAGGATTCTCAATTCAGCATTCATGGGGTGGCCCCTTGCGTAGTTGCTTGAGGTAAGTCGGAGCCGATCTCGAAAACCACGTCGAAGCCAGGGTTATGGCGGCGGATGACTTCGCGCAGAACCTCGAGCCCAGCACGACGCGCCTCGGCAGTCATCGGACCGCCTCGACTCCTATTTTCCTCAAAGCTCCTCCGCTCGCGCTCTAGAGCTTCGGCGCGTTCCTCCTCCTCGTGGGCCTCCAGCCTTGCTGCGAGACGCTCCATGTCCTCGACGATGAGTCGCAGGAGGGCCATCTTCCTCCAGCCAGGAACCAACCTTTTGATGTCAGCTATCTCCGAACGGACATCGGCCGCGGCTCGTGCCGTCATCGGTGGCCCTCCAGGTAATTGGCAGCAGCCCTGAATCGAACTGGATCGTCACCAAACCTGCCAAGGACTGTGTTGCAGGTCTGGCAGAGCGCCCCACGCACGACATTGGTGCTATGGCAGTGATCAAGCACGATCCCGGCTCGCTTGTCCGTTCCTGTCGGCCGTGCGCCACAGATATGGCAAGGACCGTCCACGAGCACGTCGTATTCCTCGATGCTCAGCCCGAACTGACGCTTGACCTTCAGTGTCAGATAACGTCGAGCGCTGTTCGGATCAGAGTGATACGCCCGACGGCTTTGCTCGCGAATCTTGTCCCGGTGCTTCTCGTAGCGTCGGGCGTTGTACTCCACCCATTTCTCAGGGTTCTCACGACGATGGCGACGCAGCCATTCAGCACGACAAGGCTTGCACCAAGGCTGAAGACGATCTCGCGTACTGGCATGCCGCGAATACTCCGACAGCGGCCTATCAAGACCACAGAGCTTGCAGGTTTTCACTTCGTCCTCCTATCCAGAACGAATTGAGCAAACAGGAACCTCAGATTCTACCTGCTGGGCCGGAGGCGGAGATAGGCCGCCCCCGGCCCGCTAGCAGCGTATCGACCTATTAGCTAAGCCGCGTTTCTACGTAAGCACCCGGGCGATAAACCGCAAGACCAAGGCGCTCTTCGGCGCGTATGGCAAGCAAGTTGTTCGCAAAATAGGTCGAGTGAGCGTTCGTCGCTTCCACCGAGACGCCTCCGCGACGCCACACCTGCGCGTTCGAGTACGTGCCGATCAGGGCCGTTCCCGCGCCGCCGATACCGGCAGTCACGATCACAGGCTTGTTCCACACTTGATCGTTCTGCGCCAGAAGCTGCTGCGACGTCGGGAAGTTCTGACCATTCCCGTACGGACCCTGGAACGGGCCGCCGCCGAAGAACTGCCCGGCAGTGTCCGTCAGCAGCCGCAGCTTCTGATAGTCGGTCGGATGCATCACGATCCAGTCAGGCTCCACGAACGCTGACCCGCGCATGCCGTTCATGGCAGCGAAGATCTGCACCGCGTAGTTCCCGACCGCCGTGCCGCCCGCATACACCGGAACGCCACGGGATGTCAGGATGCCCTGCACCTCGTTACCGCCCGACGCGCCGCGGAACAGCTGGCGCTCCTCCTCGATCCGCACGAACAACGCGAGCCTGCCGTTGATGTAACTCTGGATCTGCGGAGCGTCCTCCAGCATCTCGTCGGAGACCGGTAGGAGCGTCGCGATCTTCTTGATCGGCTCGTCCTTCGTGCTCAGCCCCAGGATCGACTCGGGCTTCGCGCCGGCCTCAGCCACACCCGCAGCACCAGACGTCGCCGTACCTTCGACGATGTACCGGACCGTGTTCCCGGACGCCTGCCCATCCATCAGCAGGTCAGCGATCGTGAGCCGCTGAAACAGCGTCTCGACGACACCCGGCACCACCTGCGGGATCGGCAGCAAACCACCACCGGACCCGGCGCCGGGAGAGCTTGCGCCTTCCAGCAACGTGCCCTTCATCTCGAGCGCGACCGTCGGGATCGACGGGAACCTGCCGCCGCCTGACTGGTACGCCTCGCGGGCGGCCTTGTACTGCGCGCTGTTGACGAACTGCTCGCCGATGCTCTTCTGCGCCTGCGGGAACACCGAAGCGTTCAGCCGCTGAAACAGCCTGTCCTCAGGCTCCGACGTGACGCTCATCTGGCCAAGCGACGGGCCGAGCTCCCGGCCGATGTCGTCGACATGGTCGAGCGTCTTGATGTTCGCCTCGACCTCTTCCTTCTCGGTCTTCAGCGTCTCGATCGCCTTCAGGTGCGACTCGATGTCGAGACGCTCCTCGTCGGTCGGGTCGCGGTCCTCGTCGTCGGCCTTCTTGTAGACGGCCTTGTACTCGTCAATCTCTTCGCGGATCGACTTCTCGATCGCGAGCTTGCGCTTCTCGAACCTGTTCATGTTTCCTCGATTCCGCTGAGAGCGGTGAGCATTTCTTCGCGTGCTCGCCGGCGAAGCTCCTGGACGGAGTATTTGAATGCCGGCGGTGCCGCCTTGATGGGTCGGGGTGACTTGCGAAGGCTCTCGCCGTTGCTCGCGTGTTCGAGCTCGATGGCGTCTGCCTGTTGTCTCAGCGGGTCCACGGAACGAGCTTGAGGCTCCTGGTCCGTCGCATCCGTTGGGATGATTGATTTCTGAGCATCGAGGATCCGCTGGGCCTTGGCGGTCAGTTCGTCCTTGATGCTCTGGGAGAGATTGGATTGCGGGATGCGAGCGAGCGCGTTCCGCAGATGGGGAAGGTCGATGCTGCCGTCGCTGCCCTTATATGGGAAGTGACGGTTGCTGCGAGGCGTTGTCTTGCCGTCTGAGTCCTTGCTGCCTCCCGGCTCGATGTACAAGAACGCAGAGTCAGGCAGATCGTTGATGAACGCGGCGGTCCAGACGGCTTTGATGTCGCCGGCGCGAGCAGCCTCCAGTTCGTCTGTGTCGATCAGCCATTCGACGCCTTCGGGAAGATCGGGCTTCTCGTGAGCGGCCGGCTGTTGCTTGTGCCCGGTGGCGTCGCCGCCAACAGCCTCAAGCGCAACCTGATCGGCGCGGCGCCTGAGTGACTTGCCGGAGTCCTCGCTCTCTTCAGTCGCGTCGAGCGCGTTGAGTCGCTGGGCGATGTCGCGCATCGCGGCGACATCTTCGGGATCGTCCTCGTTCTCGATGAACTGCTCAGCAAGCGCGATCAGCCCGTCGAGCAGATCGGCCGGGTCGGTGTCCGAATCGACGCCATCCATCCCCATCGCCTTCGTCGACAGGACGCGCGTGTCGTTGTTCATCGGCGTCGGCGTTGCGGTCACCTCGAACACGTCAAGCTCGGTGATGTTCCGGCCGCCGCCCTTGCGCCTCGTGCTGCCGCCATCCGGGATCAGATAGCCGAAGCTGAACCCAACAGACCCGCTTTTGAACGATCGCCACGCCTCACCGCCCTGCGCGGAGGAAAGGTCGACGTTCCCGTTGATCACAACCTCGCCATTGACGTTACGAGCAGATTGCGGGTCGACATGCCCGACGATGTCCTCGGCCTTGGTACTGTGATTCCAAGACAGGGGGACCGGCCGGTTCCACTTGTGCAGCGCGCGGACCATGCCGTCGGCGGACACGATGTCCTTCTCACGATCGACGCTTTCGGTGCTGATGACAGCCTCGAACTCGCCGAGATCGGTCGTGGTCGTCGGGGCGACCTTGAGCAGCATGTGTTCCACGGGTTCTCCCTGCTTCGGGGTACTCGGTAAATGAAGGCGGGGTGGCCTAGGAAATGCTCATCGAGCAAGCACAGTTCGGCGGTGAGCCCGGCGCGAACCCAGCCGGCCACTCATCACCCAAAGCGACCGTGTCGCCATCAAACTCTGCGTGACGGTCCGTGTCGGCGATCCACGTTTTCACGCGCTGCTGAAAGGTGCCGCTCTGACGAGCGGCCTCCTCCCTTGCCCAGATCGTCGAGCGGGCGCCAAGACTCGTCCCAGCACTCAAAACGTGCTGCGGAGCGAGGTTCATCGCGGCATCCAACCCGAGATCCTTGATCTCGCTGCGGATCGTGTCGTTGATCGCGACCGCGGCGCCCTCAGCCATCGCCTGCAAGTAGTGCTGAACCTCGCCCATGTTGAAATTCCCGGCCGCAAGCTTCAACGAGTAGATATCGCCCTCAGCCTGGACCGTCTGCTTCAACTGACGGTTGATGTCATCAGCAAACTCCCGGTTCCAACGATCCCAATCCGTCGCAGCCTTCTGCTTCAACGACCGTTCAAGCCGGTTGAAATGCTTCTGCACCACGCCCTGGAACGCGTCGATATGCCGACGCTGCCGCTCGATGTCCGCAGCCTTGCGAGGATGCAGCTGAGGGACGCGTACGGGCTCGTCAACGGCCTTTGAGAGTGTTTTCGGGGCCTGGGGAGGAGGCGGCTGATCAGTACGGTACGAGCCGTCCTGCTCGGGCTTGTTTGGATCCTGGATCGGCATGATCTGCGGCGACGGCTTCTCGCCCACAACCACATTGAGAGGCGTGACGAGCTCGTCGCCATCCTCAACCGGCGGCAAATTCAGCTTCGCCCTCGCCTCGTTCGTCAACATCACCGGCCGGCCAGTCGCCGAAGTCAACGTTTTCAGTCGCTCATCCGCATTGATGCTCTTCTCGTCAAGGTTGAACTCGAAACACAGGTCCGTCTGCCCGTAGGCCTGCACCAGCAGCCGCTGATTCAGCATTTTGGTGAACGCCTCGCAATACGGAGGCAGACAGTCAGTCAGAAACTCCTGACGATCATCAGCAATGCTGTTCGTGCCCATCCCGACCATCCCCAACGGCACGCCATACAAGCTCGAGACACGCTCGATCGCCCACCGGCGAATCTCATACATCTGCGCATCACGCGGACTCATACCGAACGAACGAATCTCCATCCCGTCGCCCGGAACGAACGGCTTCTTATTGCGCTCACGAATCCGGTTCGCAGCGTCCTCCTCGAACGCGCGCCGCGCCGCGGTACTCCACTCAGGCGCGTCAACAGGCCGAAAGATCCAGCTTGGCTCCTGCAAGCCATTGTTCGCAAGCTCAACCGTCGCCTGCTGCAAAGCCGCGTCCTCCGCAACAACATCCCGGATCGTGTCCAGCAAGCTCAAGCCGATCCGCGGATCCAACGGGTTCTCGCCATGCCAATGCAAAACCTGCTCCGGCGAAAAATCAACCCATGAACCACCACCGCCCCACGAACCCGCGTTAGTCCACGCACCCTGAGGCCAAACCCGATAATTGTCGACCTGCCACAGGCTGGAGCCTTGAACCTCGACCATGAACGCCGGCAACCGCGCGAACGTCACCTGATTCCCAGCAGCCTCAGCAAGCGCGCTATACGCGTTGTCATGGATCAGGAAATCCTTGAACAGCTCGCGGATGAACTTGTCCGACGGCGTCCGCTCATTCGGATACCTCATCGACAATGCCGCGGGATGATCCGGCTGCGGCTTACGCTCCGACTCCGAGATCTCCTCATACAACCGCAGGTCGAGCTGGCCGACGTTCCGGACGATCACGTCAATCACTGTCCGGACCGCCGGACTGTTCGAATACATCCACGCGTAGTTCGCCGATTGCGCACGGTTGTAGATGTCCATGATCCGCTGCCTGGAACCACCACCGATCAGCGGCCACGGCGCCCAGCCCTGACCCATCGCATCAATAACCGCCGGACTGCCGGTCAGCGCCTTCTTCTTAAACGGATTGCGCACTCAGCCTCCTAAGCGGCCGCGAAATATCCCTCACGAAGCAGGCGGTCGTACTCAGACTCTTTCGGCTCCTCAACACGCCAAGCCAAATCCACCGCCAAAGCCAACGCGATCAACGCATCGATCTTCCCGCGCGACTTCTTCTTCGAAATCCGCCAGCCCGCATCCGTCTCAGCAGCAACACCCGACATCACATGCCGCTTCAACCCCAGATCGCCGTCATGCACGATCTTCCCCTCACGAACCAGGTCATACAACGTGTTCGACGCCGGCACCATCCGCGCATGAGTCTGCGGAAACTCGATCATCTCCAAACCGCGCTCCTCAAGCACCTCCGCCGACCGATTGAACCGCATCGGGTCATACCCGATCTGTCTCACCCGGCCAGTCTCGGCCTGTGCGACCACATACGCCTCAACCTCGCCGATCGTGATCGGCTTCCCAGGCTGGGGGTCCCATATGCGCGCCTGAACATGTAGCCGGCCAGCCACCAGACCAACCGTGACGACTCCGGAACTGTCGAACACCTGCCCGATATCGACGCCCATCGTCCAATGCGCCGCCCTATCGAGCTCCACAGTCCCCTTGCACGCATCCCACTCAGCCTCATCAACCCACGGCTCCTCAACATCAGTCCAGATCCCGCACGCAAACCGCTTCCAACGCCACGGCGTCATCGACGGACTGTTACGCCGCCTCCGAAGGGTCGCCGGCGTCTGCCACGACGCAGGGTTCGCTTCAGCGACCAGCTCCATGTCATCCAAATCATCAGACTCGTCCAGAGCCCACTCATGCAACACAAAACTGCCGTCAGGAGACACGGCCTTCCGATACGGACCAATGCGATCAACACCATGCTCATACGCCTGATCACGCATCACCCCAAGCGGCGACTCTGGATCCGAGCCAGCAGTCGAAATCGTGATGATCTGGCCATCCCGCGGACCCAAACCATCCGTAAACACGCCATACAACTCAGCCGACTTGTGCCGATGAAGCTCATCAACGAGCGCAAGCGTGGGGATAACACCATCCGCCGTATCAGCATCGGCCGCCAACACGCGCATAACCCAGTTCTCATCGCCCTTGTACCGGATCTCGCGATATCCCGACTTGATATCGAACTCGCCCTCCAACCCAGACGCCCGAACCATCTTCGCCGCCTGGTTGAACAGAATCTTCGCCTGATCCCTCGAGCTAGCCGCGATCACGCATTCCGCCTGCGGCGTCTTCCGCAAGTGATACAGCGCCAACGCAGACAGCAAAGTCGTCTTCCCGTTCTTCTTCGGGACGATCACAACCGTCTCCGTCGCCCCATGAAAGTAGTCCCGCAACAAGGTCCGCTGAAACGTCTCCAGCTTGAACTTCTTTCCCGAATCCAACGTCAAAGACCCGCAGAACCGCGTGAAATCCGGGATCGAATACGCCGGCTTCGCCTTAGACACGCCCATCAAACACCAAAACGCTTTTTCTCCCGGTTGAG